GAGGCTAACCACCAGAGCTATAAGAGATATTGTTAAAAAGACTTTAAACGATTTAGGCATTGAAAAGACCACGCACGGCTTTAGACATTATTTTACAACCACGCTTATAAAGACTTATAAAGGCGATTTGCTGGAAGTGGCACAATATACGAGGCATAAGAGCCTTGAAATGCTACAAGTCTATAACGACAACATAAACCGCAAGGCAGATTTACCGAGATATTACCAAGCCTTTAGCGGAGTTAAGTTATAAGCCAAAACAGGCTTTAACTTCCGATAACTATAATTACAGGAAGTTAAAAACAATAAGGAAATATGAGCAAGCAAAAAGACGAAAAATACCTTAAACGCTTAAAGGCGATTAAAGACGACAAGACACTAACGCCTATTGAGATTTACACCTTGCAGACATTAGCGACCATAGAGGCAAACAACCTTAATTTTGAGACCGCCTATAAAGATATTAAAAAGAGCAAGCGGGATATTTAAAGACTTTATGAGATACAAAGGATTTAATACAAAGCATTATAGCGACCCGAAGTTTTGGCTATTTATGGCGGGGCTTATACTTTTTGTTTTTCTTTTAGATAAACTATTTTAAAAATATGGCACAAAGAAAACGCACCATAGAGGAAATAAAAAAAAGAGACTTTTTAAAGATGAGCGAGCTTGCCGAGCTATGCGGAGTTAGATATAGCACGATTAAGTTTTATGCCGAGTTAGGATTATTGCCTTATGAGCAACGGGGCAAACGATTAGCCAAGTATTACCCCGCTAAAGAAGCCAGTCAAAGAGTTAAGGAGATTTTGCGATTAAGGGATAAAGGGCAAAGCGTAGGCGAAGTTATAAGCCATTTATTAAATAAATAACCCTATGAGCGATTATAACTTAACTTTATTTGAGGCTTGCGAGCTTTTAAACCGCAGTAAGAAGTCTATAAGCCGATACATTAGGCGGGGCTTATTGCACCCGCAAGAGATTAAAAGCCAGCAAGGGACATTAGAGTATAGATTTAGCAAGGCTGATTTAGAGGCTTTTAAATTACAAGAGACGCAAGACAAGACCAGACAGGAAACGGGAGACACGCCAGACGAGACAAGCCAGAGCGGACAAACAGAGGCGACACCGACTAAAGAGGCTAAAATAAAAGAGATTAAAGACGAGACAAGACCAGACAAGGCAGAGCAGACCAGCCAAGACAAGACACAAGAGACAGGACAGGACAGCGAGATTATTAACTTATTAAAGGAAACGACAGGGCTTTTAAAAGAGCAGTTAGTTAAAAAGGACGAGCAGATTAAGGATTTAGGCGAAAAAATAGACCAGCTTATTGAGCGAGACCGAGAGACAAACATTTTAATAGGGCAATTACAGAGTAAAGTTTTAATGTTAGAGCAACCAAAAGAAGCTATTAACGCCGATATTGTAGAGCAGACAGGACAAGACACGCCAGACAAGACGGGGCAGGACAAGACTATTAAACCTTTAAAGGAAAAGAAAACCAAGCAAGCTAAACCAAAAGCGGAAGCCAAGACACCAGAGAAAAAAGGCTTTTGGCAGAGGATTTTTAAATAAACTTATGCAATGTAGCTTTATAAAACCAGACGGGACACAATGCAACGCTAACGCTATGAGTGGGCTTGATTATTGCTGGACACACAACCCCGATATAAGCGACGAGGAGAAAAGGGAAGCCAAGCAAAGAGGAGGGCAGGCAAGGGCTTTAACCATTGCTAACCCTTTACCAGAATTACCAATTAACGAGCCAAACGACGCAGTTTTATTGATAGTAGATACAATTAACCGAGTAAGAAGCGGGGAGTTAGATATTAAAACGGCGAATTGTTTAGGCTTTTTAACCGATAAACTATTAAAGGCTTTGATAAAAACCTCTACTGGCAAAGTAGTGGGACGCTCTAAAAACCCTAAAAAGTATTTAAGGGTTTTGGAAGCAATAGAGCACGGATTTAAGCCAACAGGCAAATCAAAAAAGAAAAATAAAAAATAAAATGGCAACTACTAACCCCAACAAAGCAAATCAGTGGAAATTAGACCCACGTCAAAAAATGTGCTGGGACTTATACATTGACCCCAACTCACCAACCTTCGGTAATGCTTATCGTTCCGCTCTTCAAGCTGATTATGAAGAAAATACCGCAGCGGTCATTACCACCCTTAATTGGTTTCAAGAAAAATTAAGAAGACTGAATTTATTAGAGAAAGCCGAAAAAGTTCTTAAAGAAATGATAGAAATGGAAACAAAAACTTCTACCATTAAGGGCAATAAAGTAGTTACTAATAACGACCCTCAGTTGGTAAAAATAAAGCAAGACACTGCAAAGTTTTTAGCTAAAACATTAGGTAGAGACATTTATAGCGAGAGACAAGAACTAACAGGTAAAGATGGAGAAGCTCTTATTATAACCCCCGAAGAAAAGTCAAAAATTAACAATATAATAGAAGAATATCTTAATGGAGAAAACTAATAATAAAATCCAGCAAATCTTAAATGGCAATGACTTAAAAGCAAAAAAAGCATTATTTTCTTTTGACCAGACCGACAGCAATGAAGCCATAGCATTCAAGTTTAATTTGTGGTCTAGATATTTTTTCCCCCAGTATTTTTCCAGTAAAGACGCACCCTATCACAAAACGATGGATGGAAATAACATCAAAGCTTATCGTGGGCAAATTAGGTCTTACACCAATATAACTTTTAGAGGAGGGGCTAAATCTGCCAGAACTAAACTATTTATTGGTTTTGCCCTTGCCAACGACCTAGACCATTTTAGGAAGTATATAAAAGTTTTATCATCGGACTTTACTAATTCAGCACAGGTTGTAACCGACCTATATAATATACTTATTGACCCGAAAATTATTAGATTATATCCCGAAATTTTTGAAAAAACTAATAAAAAAAGAGAAGAAAGAATGAGTTCTTTTACAACTTCTACTGGAATAAAAGTATTAGCTGATACAGTTGGCACTGAACAACGGGGCTCAATTCAAGAAAATGCTAGACCTGACTTAATCTGGTTTGAGGATATTGAAAGCCGTAAAACATTAAGAAGTGCCGTCATAACCAAAGCTATCTGGGATAATATGGAAGAAGCTAGAACTGGTTTATCCATAAATGGCTCTTATATCGTTACTTGTAATTATATCTCCGAATTAGGAAATGTTCATCGCCTAGTTGAAAAATCTTCTGACCAAAATATAGTTGATATTATCCCCATTATTGACGAAAAAGGTGTTATAGCTTGGGCTGACAGATACACTCGAGAAGATATTGAGCAGATGAAAAAAGACGATGACGATTTTGAGGGGGAAAGGATGTGCAGACCTAGTGCAAGTAAAGATGTTATTTTTGACAGAGAAGCACTTGAAAAACAAAAAGTCAAAGAACCAATTAAAGAAATAGCGGGATTTAAGATTTTTTATGAATATAACCCTAGTCATAGATATGCTAGTGGACACGATGTTTCTGGTGGGGTAGGATTAGATAGTTCAACTTCTGTATTTATTGATTTTGATACTATTCCAGCTAGGGTAGTTGCTACTTTTGCCAATAATAATGTTAAACCAGATGTTTTTGCTGATGAGATTAAAAGAGAAGGAGAGTATTTTGGTGAACCATTGTGCGCTATTGAAAAAAATAATCACGGCTATGCTACTATTGCCCGTGCAAAACAATTAGGAGTTAAATTGTTCAAAACCCCCAAGACTGACACTAGGATAGACCAGACCGCTCAACCAACCGAATATGGTTGGAATACTAATGCCGCCACAAAACCAAAAATGATATTTGCCCTAGTAAAGGCTTGTAACGATGGCTTGTTGGAATTATCAGATTATAGTATAATAAAAGAGTGTATGAGTTACACCAGAAACGATGTAATAGACAACGAACCAGACCCAAGATTAAGCACCAGACACTTTGACTTATTGATGGCAACAGCAATAGCTTGGCAGATGAAAGACTATGCCGAAGTTAAAAAAATAAATTATTATATTCCCGAAGAAGAAAAACTATTATATCCTGAAATAGGATGTTAAAAAATATGATAAATAAACAAGTCGCTGATAAAATAGCAGCCCAAGCTCTAAACGAAATACAAGCTGCCAGAATATACAAACAAGGTAAAATTTCTCATTGGCACGCTAATGAGGATATGTATTATGGAAAAAAGATAGCCCCAGTTGAGTCTAGGTCTAATGTAGCTTTATCTAGGATGCAGGAGTTTGTTCACACTTTAATGTCAAAAATAGACACTCCCTTAATTTTTAAGTTTATAAAAAGAAAAGAAAGTCAGTTAAAGAGGGTAGAAATGCTAAATGCTTTACGACAGGTTGACTCATTAAGGGACGATTGGGACATTAAAGATTTAGCTGGCAAAAAGCAAGCTATTATATACGGGCGGGCTATTTATTTTTATTCTGCTTCTTCCGATAAGGGAACATATCAATCCAACCTAGAAAATTGTGATGTATATGACTTTTTAATTGACCCATTGTGTGGTGGTCTAGATATTGAAAAAGCTCTTAATCTCGGGAGATATAATATCCTAAAAACAGCCAGAGAACTAAAAGCCGGAGTCAAGGAAGGATTATATTATAAAACGGCAGTGAGTAATCTTCTCTTATCGGGTGGAAATGTTAATGATACCGCCCCAGAAGATACTAATAAAACATCAAGAAGTTACGGGCAAAATACAATCGGACAGAAACAAACTATTCAACCTAATGTATATAAGTTTTGGGAGTGGTTCACCACTTATGAAGGTGAAAGATATTATTTATTGATGACCGATAGTGGGGATGTAATTCGCTGCGAAAAGCTATCTGACATATTTGCTAGTAATATGTATCCAGTGTGGACTTGGGCGGCTTTTCCTGATTTAACAGAGTTTTGGACTCCGAGTTATTGTGATTATGTCCGAGAGATATTTATGGCTCAAGATGTAAGCATCAATCAAATGCTAGACAATGCCGAAGCCATAAATAAACCGATGAAAGCTGTTAATGTTGAAGCAATCTCTGATATGGCAACATTGAAATATAGGCGTGATGGTTATATTTATTTCAAGGGAGATTTTGATATAAATAAAACAATTCAGACCCTAGCTGTTCCCAGCATTAACACCCCTATTCAGGTATTTAATATCCTTGAAAGTATTCAGCAAAGAGTTTCTGGTGTTACTGACGGCTCAAAAGGTATGAGTGATGAAAATGGTAAGGTTGGTATTTATGAGGGTAATCAGGCTGCTGTTGCCGATAGGTTCAACTTACTTAACAAATCTTATTCTTTTGGCTATAAAAGATTTGCTAAATTATATGAGTGGGGCGTCAGAGAGCACTTGAATAAGAAAATGGCAGTAGATATGATTGGTCCTAATGGGGTAGAAGTCGTAGAGGTAACTAAACGAGACATCTTCCGCAGTAAAAAAGATAATGAGTTTGGTGTGCTAGTTCAGACTTCTGATGCCGAGAATATGACCTCAATTCAAGACCAAAAAGCTAAATTATCATTTTTATCTATGCAAGCTATCAATCAACAATGTAATCCTAAAAAAGTTTTTGAAATGCAGGCTAAAATAGTTGGCTTTAACGAGGACGAAATTAAAGACTTATTAGATAAAACAGATTATGGCAATAGTGAGTTGATGAGTGAAGCAGAGAGAGATATAGAGCGAATACTTGACGGAGAAACTATTAAGCCCAATAGGATTGCCAATAATGCCTATAAGCAAAGAGTGGTTGATTATATTAACGACCACGAAGAAGATATTTCTACGGAGCAGTTTAGGGCATTAACACAATATGTTATGAGTTTAACGCCAATTATAATGAAAAATGAAGCTAGGGCATTAAATAATTTTATTATTAACCAAACGGACAACCAAACAACGGCAAATGTTCCTACTAGTAATACCAATGGTGAATTAACTGCCGAAGCTGGTCAGCCGTTACAACAACCTTATGAACTATAAGTATCAAATTATTAAAGAAGCTACCGATAATCAAAAGTCGCAAATTAGAAAGAGCGGTGTTACTATTGATTTTACTATGGAACAGGTAGCCGAACATTATAACAACTTAAAAAAGGTTCAAAAAGAGTTAAAGTCCAAATTATCTTACGAAAAAGCCAAATTATCTAATATAGTTGAACACAATCCTATTGTTAATAAAATTACTGACGAAAAAGAGAAATTAGCTATATTTATGGCAGTGGAAGCCGAAACTTTAATTAAAAAAATTCAAAAAGATTTAGAGGAATATACCCAAGCCATTAAAGAATACGATGACGAATTGTTTGAAATTGAAAAACAAACTGGTATTGCCCTAAAAGAAAAAAAATAAATATGTTAAACATTGATGAAAAAGAAATAAAAGAGGACATTAAAAAGTATGCTAGTATAGACGCCCTATCTGACTCTGATGGTGGTAAGATTTTGAAAGAAACCTTACTTAATGACATTTCTTCTGCTATTGATGTTTTATTATCAAGCTACAAAAGTGCCAGTCATATTGAGTTAATTACTACTATTGCTAGACTGGAAGCCAAGTTAAATCTGTATCGGGTAATAGATAGAGCCAAAAAGAATAAAGAATTAGCGGTTGAAGCCCTAAAAGAAAAACAGCAAGGTTTATAGCTAGGGAGGGCTTTAACTAGCTCTCAAAGCTGTAAATGTTACAGTTAACCTTCTGGGAGGAGGAATAAAACCCCGACGGGTCTAGTCGTTAAATAGATTAAACTATGGAAGAAAAAACCATTAGTGCTCCTGCGGAGGAGTTAAAAACACCGTTAGAAACCGAAGTTAAAACACCAGAGGAAAATAATAACAATGGTGAAGAAACTATCGGTGCAGCTTTGGGAACTGAAACTGTTCAGGAGAAATCAGTTCCTCTTTCAACCTACCTAGCAATGAAGCGTGAAAACAAAGAATTGACTAGGCAAATGAAAGAATTACAAAAATCTATTGAGGCTGGTTCTAGTGAACGAGAAGTCTCAGCAGATTTAAGGGAAATTGCTCAAAGGCACGATGTAGATGAATCTTTTTTAGAGGATTTTGCTAATGCCGTTAGGGCAAAGACCAAAAAAGAGGTTGAAGACGAAGTTTTATCGGCAATACAACCTATTCAGGAAGCTGAAAATGCCAAAAAGATTGATGAAGCTTTTAATGTCCATTTTGAAAAGGCAATGGAAGCTATGCCTGAATATAAGGATATTGTCAATAAAGATGTCATTAAATCTCTCTCTCTAGACCCTCGTAATGCTCACAAAACATTTACGAAGATTATAGAGGAAGCTTACGGACACCTCGCAACAGGAAAAAAGACTCTTGAAACCTCAACTCCTGGGGGAAGTAAAGACGAAATTACTGAGATTGATTATTCTAAGATAAACAACCCTGATTATTTCAAGGAAGTTATGTCTAATCCAGTTCTTAGGAAAAAGTATAACGAAAATCTACAGAATAGAATTGGTCTCTAGTAACAACTAATTGCGGGGCTTTATTCACTTAATTTAATTTAATTTTATGAGTCTAACAGATTTCAAGCCCCAGTTTGACAACGCTTATGAAGAGGTCTTCCAGAAGGTGTTGGTCGGCAAAAAAATTGCTAATCTACGCTTTGAGCCCGTGCTAAAATATGGGGAAAGTGTTGAGCGGGTTGCTTACGACATTTCTGGTGTGCGTGTTCGCTCCGTTACTCGTGGCAATGCTTCAACTATTGATAGTATTACCGATACTTATGAACTGCTTGAAATTAACCTAGAAAAGGAAGCCGTATTCCACATTTCTGATGGTGAAG